CGCGTCAAACACGGCCTTGCCGACCGATCTGGCGACACGGAACGCGGCCGGTAACACCACTTTCAGGATGCGAAACAGCACGTAGTACGGGGCCAAGTAGACTTTGAGGGCGATCTTCAACACTTTGAAAACGGCGGCGCCGACCCGTTTGGCGACACGGAACGCGGCGGTCAGCCCGCGGCCGATGGCCTTGGACACGTTGACGACGACTCGCACCACGGCCTTGACGGCGGTGACGATCCCCTTGAACACGGTGACGGCGACCCGGCCGATGGCTTGCACGACCTCGCGGAAACCCTTGCACCGTTTGTAGAGGATGACGAGCCCGGCCACGAGCGCGACGACGGCCACGCCGATCAACACAAACGGGTTCACGGCCAACAGCACGTTCATCGCGGCCAACCCGATGTTCAACACGACGATGGCGGCGGCCAACGTGCCGATGACGACGGCCAACACTTGCACCAACGTCTTGTTCTGCGACACCCACTTGGCGAACGACCCGAACATGCGTGCCGCGGTGGCCACGACGGGGAGTAGCGCGGTCCCCAACGCGGCCTTGGTGTCATCGAACGCGGCCGAGGCGCGCTGAGTCTGGCCGGCCGCGGTGTTGGCTTCCCGGCCGAACGCGCCGGTTGCGTCGGCGGTCTGCTTGGTCAACAAGGCGAGCGTGGCTTGGGTGGTGGCCTGCTTGTCGGCGGCGCCGGTCAAGTCGTCCATCCCCATCGCGGCTTTCTGGGCGGCGATGTCGGCGGCCTTGATGGACACGCCGTATTTCTCAATCGGGTCGGTCTCACCGCGAAGCAGCGAGCCCAACGCCTCCACGGCGTCGGCGGTCGTCCCCCCGTACTGGGCGGCCAGATCGGCGCCCATCTTGATGAGGTCGTTGGTGGTCGGCGCCAATCTCTTGGACGAAACCCCCATGTTCTTGAGTTGGGCGCCGAACTTTGATGCCATGTCCTCGTAGGCGGCGGCCGACAACCCGACGTCGCCGGCCGCCGACGTCGCGAAGCTGTGCACGGCCTTGGCCGACTTGCCGAACACGGCGTCCACCGCGCCGTAGGCCTGCTCGGCGGAGCTGGCGGCGTCAAACGCGGCGGCGCCGACGGCGACCAATCCGGTGACGACGGCGGCGGCCGGTAACGCGGCCTTGGACAACGCGCCTTGAAGCCGGCCGACCTTGCCGGCGGCGGCGTCTACGTCACTGGCCGCACCTTTGGCGTCGGTGGTGACCTTGATGGCCAGCGTGGCGGCGGTCGTGGACACCGGCGGCTACCCGTCGTCGTTATGCCACTCGGCCAACAGGTCCAACGCCGTGGCGATCGTGGCGTCGTCCTCGTCCCACCACGCGGCCGGCGGCGTGGACGTGGCCAACGCCAGAGCGACAATCATCCGGGCTCGGGTTCCATCGGCGTAGGGTCCACGGTGTCATCGTCCTCGTCGGGGTTGGACACCACGTGACGGGCCCGGGTCTCGAACTCGGCCAACGTCATGGCCGGCAACACGCCGGTGGTCTTGGTCAGATTGTGCCAGGCCAGATAATTGAGCCATACAAACGGGGCGTCTTGGGCCAGCGGCCAGCCACGCCGGGCCCGTTCACGATCCCACGCCACCAAGTCCACGTTTACGGCGTCGGCCACGAACTCGGCGCCGTCGTCCATTTGCACGTAGATGCGGGTACGGGCCAACGCCGGCGTGCCCATCACAACCCCCGGACGTGGCCGATGGCGTCGGAGATCGCGGCCGCGTACATGGCCACGGCCTGGTCGGTGGACGACGCGAACGCGCCGGACAGATAGCGCCGGGCCCGAATGTTGCGGCGCGGCCAGCCGTACTCGTGAACCGGGCCGTACACCACGTCGGTGCCGACGGTGGCGGTGGTGGCGTCGGAGCTCGGGCGGATGGAACCGGCCAGCCGGCCGGTCAGCCGGGGCGGCCGGGTACGGCCCGCGATGAGCGCGGCCACTTTGGTGTTGGTCGGGCCCAAGTCGCGGATGGCGTCGGCGGCGGCGTGCATCGTGGCGGCCAGCCGGTCGGCGCCGTCAACGGTGACGGTCACGCCACGCCGGCCGTGGCGGCCTCGGGCTCGGCCTCGGTGCCGACCACGCCGGTGCCGGGAGTAAACACCGGTTCCCCCACGCAATCCCACGTGAAGTCCGAGCGCATCTTGGCCTTGGGCTCGTCCCCACCGATCGTCAACGGCTTGATGGTGACAATCCCGGCCACGGACCCACCGGCGGCCGTGTTCGGCGTGTAGGTGAACTCCACTTCCGCGCCTTTGTTGTCCCACGTGTAGGCGACCACGCCGGTGGCCAAGCCCAAGTCTTGGAAGAACGTGCCCGAGAGTGTGGCGGTGAACGTCAAGTCGCCGGCCACCACGTCCCCGCACAACGTGGTCTCGTCGTCATCTTTGGAGCTATCCCACTCCACGGTCGCGGACACGAGTTGACACGACACGTCCAACGGCGTCCCGGTCGGGCCCAACGTCAACGTGCCGGGCCCGAGTTTGGTGGTGGATACGGCCATGGTCTCTCCAATCGGTTAAGTGATGAGCGCGGACGTGGCCAGCGTGGCGGCCAGATAGGTGACGCCGGCCACGTCCAACGCGTACGGGCCCAAGTCGGCGCCGGGCGTGTCCCACTCGTCGTCGGCGCCGAGCCCGGCCCATAGGTCGTCGGCTATCTGCTCCAACACGGCGAGTTGCGGGCCGTAGTCCACACGGCCGGCCACCACCACGAGCTCGGCGTGGACGGTGCGGTCCCCACATAACGTGTCCACCGTCCACCACGGCGTTCCCCACCCGACCAACACGGCCGGGACGGCGAGTTGGTCGGGCAAGTGGTCGTAGACGTTGACGTTGGACGCCGTGGCGGCCGCTGCAGCGGCGGCGAGTAGCCCGCGGGCCTCGGTGAGTTTCACGCCACCCCCCACGCGCCGGGCGTGAAGTAGTTGACCAGTCGGTCCACGTATCGGGCCATGAGGTCGCGGGGGACACGGACGGCGCCGGTCTCGTTCAACCCGATGATGGCGAACGTGGCGTCGGGCTGTTTCCACGTGTCCACGGCCAACGCCAACGCCACTTCCGCGACGGTGGCCGGTACCGGGTTCAACCGGGCTTCAACCCCCAACGTGGCGTCTATGTCGTCGGACACGCCGGTACAGACACGGGCCAGCCGAGGCGCGGTGGAATCACGTAACCCGAGTTGGGCGGCCAACTCGTCGGGGGTCACGTAGTCGGGCACTACTTGGACGACTTGGTACCGCGGGCCGTGCCCACCGGCGTCGGCAACGTGCACGTGAACACGACGATGCCAGCCGGCGCGGTGGGCCCAAAGTTGGCCATCCCCCACACGGCGACGTTCTGGCCGAGTTTCTCCACGTCCTCGGCCGACAACGGCATCGGGCCGTCCTCAAACCATCCCCCGGCTTGACGGTTGGACACGATCATCTTGCCATCGGCCAAATAGGGGTCGTGGACGACAGTGAGACCGGACAACGACACGGCCAGCGTGGACGCGGTGGCGGTACCGACCACGTTCACCGGCTGGCCGGGGGCCGGCAACTTGGACCCGACGTTGACGAACACGTCCGTAGCGGCGGCGGCGAAGCTGGCCGGAGAACCGGTGGCGGCTTGCACGGCCACGGAAGCCTCCACGAGCAACCCACGCAACACGGACCCGTCATCGTCGGTCGTGGCGTCGTAGGTCATCGGGATTGAGCCCGCGGTGGCGGCGGCGGCGACGGCGGCGGCGGCGTCGGTGACCGCGGCATAGGCCGCATACATAATCCGCATGTAGGCGTCGCGGTACGACGGGGACGAACGCCGGATGAGCTGATACGAGATATCGGAACCCCCGGCCCATGTCCGTAACGGCGCCGAGCCACGCTGCAAGTCCACCCGAACCGACGTGATGGGCGCCTTGGGCGTGAGCTGTTCCCCCACCAACGTGGACAAGTCCCCATCAAAGTAGGGCCAATCAACCTCCATCCCCGATGGGGGTAGCGGCCGCGCGCCGAACGCGGTGATCAGCGGCCGGCCGGCGTCCACGATCCCGTAAACCTCGGAGAGCCACGCCGGGGGGATCACGCCGGGGTTGTTGGCCGGTACCTGGTCCGCGAGCGCGCGGTAGAGCAACGGGCCCACCGCGGGGTCGGCCCACGCGGCGGCCGAGAACTCGTCCAACGAGCGGTAACGGGCCAGCGGATGGGCCGGGCCGGCCGGCGTGTCCCGGGTGACGAACTCGCGTCGTAGATCGTCCATGGCCCGATCCAACGTGGCCACGTCCACAACATTGACGGTCGGCGGCGGCGCCGGCGTGGGCTCGGGGTCGGCCTCGCGCAGTAGGACGGTATCGGTCATGGTTTCTCCAATCGGTTCAGCGCGGACGGCCAACACCGGCGCGTCTAGTTGGGGTCGGAACGCAAACGCCACGCCGTGCACGACGGCGGCGGTACGGGTCACCAAGTCGTCGGACCGTGTGGCGTCCACGGGCTCTAGCTCCATCGACACGGCGCGGATCACGCCGGCGTCTATCAACGCCAACACGTCGTCGCCGGCGTGGGTGCGGGCAATCGTCAAGTCCACGGTGGGCCCGGTGTCGTCGGCGGCCAACGTGTCGGGGTCGGCCCGGCCGACCAACGCGCCGTGATGGGAGTCCATCACGTGGACGTTGGCGGCCAGCGTGATAGAGCCCGGCGCGTACTGCTCCCGGTAGGTCGTGCCATCGGGGTCGATGACGCCGCGCGGCGTGTTCCACTGGCACAACCGCACGGCCACGGTACGGGGATCGGCCCGGCCCGGTCGGGGTACAACCGTGGCCGTGTCACGATAAAGCATCGGTGTCACACCCTTTCCGTGCTGGCCGCCGGTGGGGCGTCGGCCGGCGCCGGGAGCGGCGCGCCGGCGCCTAACGGGGTCCAACCCTCACTGGCGCGCCACTCGTCCACGGTTTGCAAGCCGGCGGCGACGGCGGCGGCGCCGGTGGCCACACGGGCCGCCTTGTCCATGCGGATCAACGCCGACGTGTCAAACACGGCCTCGGTCCCACGGGGGAGCATGTCGGAGAAACACGCTTCAATCCGGGCCAGATAGCCGGGCATCAACCCGAGTTGAAGCCAGCGCGACAACTCTTGTTCGGTGGTGGAGTAGGTCAACGACGACTGCGACAACACGTTGAGCAACGACGGGGGGATCAGTAGAGCTCGGGCAATGGCGGCGTCCAAACTGTCGATGGCTTGGAGTAGCAGCGCGTCGCCGGCGTTGGCCGGCGTGTAGGTCTCCAATTCGATACCGCCGGACAGAACGGCGGGCC